CAGCGTTTAACCTAGACTTCACCGAGATTGCGGAAGAAGCATGGGAGCGTGCCGGTAGGGAAATGCGTTCTGGATACGACCTGCGCACTGCTCGTCGTTCTATGAACCTGCTGACTATTGAGTGGCAGAACCGTGGCATTAACATGTGGACTATCGAGGAAGGCACGTTAAACCTTGCTCAAGGCACCGCCACGTACGATCTTCCCGCTGACACTATAGATTTATTAGAGCACGTTGTCCGTACTGGTAATGGGAACGTCACTACGCAGTCTGACCTAAACATCACGCGTATCAGTGTATCTACCTACTCCAGTATCCCCAACAAGCTCAGCCAAGGCCGCCCCATCCAGATGTATATAGACCGTGGGCAAGCTAACCCAACAGCAACAGTATGGCCTGTGCCGGATCAAGGCACGCTAGCGGCTCCGTATTACATTCTTAAGTATTGGCGCATGCGCCGTATAGAGGACGCGGGTTCGGGTGTACAAACCCCTGATATTAACTTCCGTTTCCTGCCCTGCCTTGTTGCAGGGCTTGCGTATTACATAGCGCAAAAAGACCCAGACTTGATGCCACGCATCCCCATGTTACAGGCAGAGTATGAGCGTCAGTTTGAATTAGCAGCAGGTGAGGATAGGGAAAAGGCCACACTTAGCTTAGTGCCTCGTATTTATGGCGTGAGGTAGACATGAGCTACAAGTACGCGTCTGGACAAAAAGCTATTGCGATCTGTGATGTTTGCGGATTTCAGTATAAACTACGAGAGCTTAAAGAGCTGATTGTTAAGGGAAATAAGACCAACATTAAGGCTTGCCCCGAGTGTTGGAACCCAGATCAGCCACAGAACAAGTTAGGTGAGTTTCCGGTTGAAGACCCACAGGCGCTGCGAAACCCACGCCCAGACTCTGCGGAGTTAGTAGCTAGTAGGGATATTCAATGGGGATGGGACCCAGTAGGACTAAACGATCCTTTTGGACTTACACCAGACAATTTGGAAGGCAGAGGCGCCGTAGGCACAGTAACGGTAACTACGAGCTAGGAGACAGAAATGAAAATGAAGTCAAGATCAAACGTGAAGGCCCCGAAGGTAATAGAGTTCCCTAACGAGCCTGTAAAGTACGCAGTAGCTGACTGCTGCAACCAACCGCCTAAAGATATGAAGACTAGCGGTGTTAAGGTTCGCGGCGTAGGTGCAGCAACTAAAGGTACTATGGCCCGAGGCCCAATGGCTTAAGGAGTAGCAGGTGAACTACACCGAGCTGAAGACAAATATTGAGGACATCTGCGAGCAGTCGTTTACCGACACCCAACTTGCTATGTTTACTCAGCAGGCAGAGCAGAAGATATATAACACTGTTCAGATTCCTGCATTGCGTCGTAACCAGACGGGCAACCTGACGGCTAGCAATAAGTACTTGGTGTACCCTACAGACTTTCTTTACCCTTTCTCTTTAGCGGTTATCGACGGTGACGGGAACTACGAGTATTTGCTGAATAAGGACGTAAACTTTATTCGTGAGGCGTACCCCGGCCCAACAAGTACAGGCAAACCAAAGCACTACGGGTTGTTTGACGATACAGCGTTTATTGTAGGCCCAACGCCAGACGCTAGCTACCAAGTTGAGTTGCATTACGGATATTATCCAGAGTCTATCGTTACTGCCGGAACTACTTGGTTAGGCGATGAGTTTGATTCTGCACTGCTCAACGGCGCTTTGGTTGAGGCTATACGCTTTATCAAGGGTGAGCCGGATATGGTTGCTCTGTATCAGCAGATGTACGTCGACGCTATAGCGTTATTAAAGAACTTAGGTGACGGTAAGATGCGGGAAGATATGTACCGCTCTGGTCAACTTAGAATAGAACCGCGTTAATTTAAGAGGAAAGAAAAATGGCTATTTCACAAGCTATGGTTACATCGTTCAAAGTTGGCGTCCTAGATGGCACGTTCGACTTTAGCAGCGGCACAGCACAAACATTTAAAATTGCTTTGTTTACTTCATCAGCTACGCTAGGTGCGACTACTACTGCGTATGCTACGACTAATGAAGTTGTGGGCACAGGCTACACGGCGGGCGGTAACACGCTGACTATCTCTGCCAACCCAGCTTCTAGCGGCACTACAGCGTTCCTAGACTTTGCAGATACTACATGGTCTACAGCGACTATTACTGCTCGTGGCGCTTTGATCTACTTGGCTAACGGCGGCACTAACCCTGCTGTTGCAGTTCTGGACTTCGGTGCGGACAAGACCTCTACTGCGGGCGACTTTACTATTGTCTTCCCAGCGGCTGACGCGAGCAACGCTATAATCCGTATCGCTTAGGTCCTGATATGACTGACGTTACGGTCCCACTCTCCGGTTGGGGATTCAGCACTTGGGGTACGGATTCGTGGGGCGAAGGTAATGCTCTGCCTATCGGTACAGGTGCTGTAGGGACTGTAGGTGTTACGGGTGATGCAGTTGTAAGTGTTACCGGCGTAGCGGGTACAGCGGCTCTAGGTACAGCCATAGCGCAAGCAAATGCAAGCGTTTCGGTTACTGGAGTCAGCGCCACAGGCGAGACGGGTTATACAATCTGGAATGCCACTGTTTATCTAGGTGGTTGGGGTCGAGGAGTCTGGGGTCAAGGTTCGTGGGGGCAGTCACTAGGTCTCCAAGCTACCGGCGAGATAGGCTCAGTAAACGTCAAAGAAGGTGCAGGAGTATTCCTTACAGGCGTTGAAGCTACGGCTTCTTTGGGCAACATTGCGGTTGAAGCCGATGGAGCGATAGAAGCTCTCGGCAATGCAGCTACCGGTCAGATTGGTACGGTAATAGTTAACGCGGATGCCAACTTCTCTGTCACAGGCGTTGAAGGTACGGGGGCACTAGGTACAGCCGGTCCGATAACAACCGTAGCCATAAACGCCACAGGCGTAGCCGCAACCGCTACAGCGGGCAACGTAGCTATAATCGGGGATTCGTCTCTTGATGCTACAGGTCTGCAAGCCACAGCTACACTGGGCAATATCACTGTACTGCTCCAACAGAACGTCAACGTCACGGGCGTACAGGGTACTACAGCACTAGGCGAGACAACCGAGACAGCAGGAGCCAAGGTCTACCCACTAGGGGTACAAGCCACAGGCCAAGTCGGAACAGTTCTAGTTTGGGGTGAAATCGTACCGAATCAGAATGCAGGATGGGTAGACGTAGACGACAGTCAAACACCTAATTGGACGGATATAGCAGCATGAAGACAATAAACGAAGCGAAGAACTTGGGTGATGCGATAGACCCAAAGCATGAAATTGAAGTGGTATGCAGCAACTGCGGATATGATGTAGACGAGGCTGAATTAAGCGCTGACACTTGCTCAGATTGCGGCGAAGCACTAAACTTACGACAGAATACAAAGATTTACGCGACAAGCATCCCCGCCGCTGGCGGCAGCACGTTAGTGTAGATACTGGAGAAATTAGATGGCTACTTATGTTAATAACTTACGGCTCAAAGAAATCACCACGGGTGATGAAGACGGCACTTGGGGCACCAGTACTAACGTTAACCTTGAGCTGATTACCGACGGTTTTAGCTACGGCACTAAAGAGATTGCTGCTGACGCTAATGAAACCTTCACCATGCCGGACGCTACAGCAGATGCCACGCGCTCGTTGTACCTTAAGTTTACTTCGGCGGTGGACCTAACAGCGACTCGTGAGATTACGCTTGGACCAAACACGGTATCCAAGACGTGGATCATTGAGAACGCTACTTCAGGCAGCCAGATTATTACCATCAAGCAGGGTTCTGGGGCTACAGTAAATGTCCCTAATGGCTCTAAAGTCATGGTCGTCACAGACGGCGCGGGCGCGGGCGCTGCGGTGCTTAATGCTAACCCAACGGAAGTCGGTGGTACGGTAACAAGTGTTGCTCTTTCTGGTGGCACTACAGGCTTAACTACATCCGGTGGCCCGATTACTACTTCAGGCACAATCACTATTGCGGGAACCCTAGCGGTAGCAAACGGCGGTACGAACCTAACTACTTTGGGTACGCCGGGTCAGGCACTTGTAGTAAACAGCGGTGGCACCGCATTGGAATATGGTAGCGCGGGCATATCCGCCGGACTAAGCATCGCTCTTGCGATGGTCATGGGATTCTAGGAGAAGGTAAATGGCTAACCCCAACATAGTAAATGTAACGAGCATTCTGGGTAAAACGGCGTATATCACGCCCGCAAATACGACTGCCAATGTACTTTTGGCTAATGCGGCGTCAAGTGGTGAGGTATTGAAGATCAACCAGATTGTCGCGGCTAACGTCGATGGCACAAACGCGGTGGATACTACTGTGGCGATTAACACTGCCGCGGGCGGGGGAGGCACTAGCTACCCCATCGTCTCTACTGTGTCTGTCCCTGCGGACGCCACGCTTATTGTTGCTGATAAAACGACTGCAATTTATCTTGAAGAAGACAAGTCTATTGTCGTAACAAGCGGTACCGCAAGTAAGATCGCCTACACGATCAGCTACGAAATTATCTCTAGCTCGTAAGGAGTACCGCTATGCCAATAGGCGATAGGAAAGGTGGGTTTATCCGACCCGGCTACGATCCTCTGTTAGTGCCAGACGCGCCTACTATTGGGGCGCTAAGTAACGCTGGGGCGACGGAGCTTTCTATAGCTTTTACTGCGCCAAGTAATGTCGGCGGCGGAACTATTACTAGCTACACGGCTGTGGCGACGGACTCTTCTAGTGGGGCTACTTTTACCGCTACGGGGGCAGCTTCGCCTATTTCTATAACCGGACTTACCGAAGGAAACACTTACACAGCTAAAATTTACGCAAATAACGCTTATGGGCCTAGTGTTTTTAGTGCTGCAAGCAACAGCGAAGTCCCTGCGGTAATACAAGGCCAACAAGCCTACACCACACCCGGAACCTATTCTTGGGTTGCTCCTGCGGGCGTAACTAGCGTGTCTGTAGTTGCTGTAGGTGGTGGGGGTGGAGGTCAAGGAGGTGTAACTGGAAACGGGGGAGGAGGCGCGGGGCTAGCCTATATAAATAATTATTCCGTGTCTTCCGGTTCCTCCTACACTGTTGTAGTGGGTGCAGGCGGTGTTTCAGCCACTAACGCTTTTGGGGGAGATGGCGGAGATTCTTATTTTGTCAGTATAGGTACTTGTAGGGGCGGCAGAGGCGGCGGAGCCGGGTCTTCTGGTGGTTCTGGCGGGTCTCCTAACGGAGACGGCGGAGGCACTGGTGGAGACGGTGGGCTAGACCAAAACGATGATGCTGGCGGTGGCGGCGGTGCAGGCGGCTACTCGGGTAATGGCGGTGCAGGCGGTGTTTCTGGAACTAACGGGGCTTCGGGCGCAGGTGGCGGGGGCGGTGGCGGTGGCACAGGCAATTATTATCAATCCTATGAACAATATAGCGGCGGCAACGGCGGCGGCGGTGTAGGTATCTTAGGAGAAGGGTCAAACGGAGCAGGCGGAATAAATGCCACTACAGGCTCGAGTAGCTTGGGCACTCCGGGCGGCGGCGGCTCTGGGGGTAATGGCGGTGGAGGAGCAGGCACGACAACTGGAGGAGGTGGGGGTCTTTACGGCGGCGGCGGCGGTGGCTCTGGATGGGATGGTGGAACGTATACAGCAAGTGGGGCGGGTGCCCGCGGTGCGGTCCGTATAATTTGGCCGGGAACAACCCGTCAATTCCCCTCAACAGGAACAGGTGACGTTTAATGGAACTGTACATACGAATAAAAGACAGTCAGCCTTTTGAGCATCCTATCATTGGTGACAATTTCCGTCAGGCGTTTCCTGACATAGACACAAATAACCTACCTCCCACTTTTGCAAGGTTTACTCGTTTACCCGAACCCGCACTTAGCGTTTACGAAGTTTGCGACGGCTGTACTTATGAATGGCAAGGAGACACAGTTACAGATGTACACCATGTCCGTGATATGAACACCGCAGAAAAAACTGCAAAACAAGACGAAGCCAAAGCATTGTGGGCTGAAAAAGGCTACGCCTCTTGGGTATTTAACGAAGAAACATGTAGCTTTGACCCTCCTACACCTTACCCTGAAGACGGGAAACAGTATCGTTGGGACGAAATAACCCGTTCTTGGATGGAGATAGATAATGCCTAATTATTCCGGTAAGTGGTCATTGCCTACTGTTATGCAAGCCGTTGCGGCGGATAATTGGACTAATCCTGTTTACGGACAAGCCGCATACACCTCAACGGGAACTTATTCGTGGGTGGCTCCGGCGAAAGTAACTTCTGTTTCCGTAGTAGCTATTGGCGGAGGCGGGTCGTATGCCGGAGGTGGGGGTGGTTTAGGCTACAAAAATAACATAACGGTAATGCCCGGAAATAGTTATACCGTAGTAGTAGGAACTGCCCCTAATTACTCTAACGGAAACGACAGTTACTTCATAGACGCCAGTACAGTTAAAGGCGGTGGTGGTGTTAATGGAAATAGTACTGGTGCCGGTGGTACTAAAGTTGGTGATGGCGGCGGCAATGGCGGTTTAGGTAGCTATGGCGGCGGCGGGGATTACTATTCTGGCGGCGGCGGTGCGGGTGGCTATGCAGGTAATGGCGGTCGAGGTGGCGGTGTTAGTGGAGATGCAACAAGCGGTTCTGGCGGAGGCGGCGGCGGTGCACGCAGAACAGGTTATTTTGAAGGCGGTGCAGGTTATGCAGGTGGCGGTGTAGGACTTTTAGGTCAAGGCTCTAACGGAGCTTCGGGATTTGGTGGGGGCGGCGGTTCTGGAGGTTCTAACGGCGGTTCTCCTTCGGGTTCAACTGGAGGGACTGGAGGCCTTTATGGTGGTGGAGGTAGTAACGGGGATGGTAATCCCGGCCCGGGCGGTCATGGAGCCGTGAGAATTATATGGCCCGGATTTGCTCGTAGCTTCCCGTCAACAAACACAGGTGATCTGTAATGGAACTCTACATAAGAATTATAGACAGCGTGCCTTTCGAGCATCCTATTTTTGGGGATAATTTTAGAGAGGCTTTCCCAGAAGTAGATACCGATAATTTACCGACCCATTTCGCTAAATTCGTGCGCGTGCCAGTGCCATCTTATGGCATTTATGAAGTTTACGACGGCTGTACTTACGAATGGGAAGGCGCTTCTGTTACCGATGTACATCACGTCCGTGCTATGACCGAAGAAGAAAAAATTGCTAAACAACAAACCGTTAAAGATAGTTGGGCAGCGAAAAACGGGCCAGAGTCGTGGGTATTTGACGAAGCTAGTTGTGCTTATATACCCCCAGTGCCTTATCCTACTGACGGTAAAATATACGAGTGGGACGAACCTACGACATCTTGGATTGAGGTAACTGAATAATGGCTATTAAAGACTGGCCCGGCGGCACAATAACCGACATCCCTGTAGAGCCTTCAGGTAACTATGAAGACAGCGCTGCATCTGGCGTGTGGACCGTTGACCAAGTATCAAACTACGTCAAGCAAGACCGGTGGCCCACGCCCGGCAACATAGACCCCTCTAAATACGTGGAAGGTGTCTTCTCGACTTATTTGTATGAGGGTAACGGAACGTCTCAGTCTATAGATAATGGTATTGATTTATCTGGCGAAGGTGGGTTGGTTTGGATTAAAAGTCGTCCCGATACCTACGGTCATAGGCTTATTGATACTGAAAGAGGTGTATTAAAGGTTCTTGAAAGCTACGACACTACAGCAGAAGCAACTCAAGCGGGAAGTTTAACTGCGTTTAATAGTAACGGGTTTTCTGTTGGAAATGCGGGACACACTAATTTTTCTGGAAACAGCTTCGCCTCATGGACATTCCGCAAGGCTGAGAAGTTCTTTGATGTTGTGACTTATACTGGGGATGGTGTCGCAGGAAGGACTGTAGCGCATAATCTTGGTAGCGTTCCTGCTTGTATAATAGTCAAAAAAACGTCTAATGTTGCTGATTGGCAAGTTTATCATGTAGGGGTAGATGCTACTGCCCCTCAAGATTATTTCTTGAGTCTTAATCTAACAGATGCTAGAGGGGACTCTACCGTTAGATGGAACGACACAGCCCCTACAGATTCTGTTTTTACTTTAGGCTCTAATAGTTTAGTTAATCAAAGCGGACAAACCTACGTCGCCTACCTATTCGCCTCAGACGCAGGAGGCTTTGGAAACGATGGCAGCGAGAATATTATTAAGTGTGGGAGTTATACGGGTACAGGTGTGGCAGGAATAGAAGTAGACTTAGGTTTTGAGCCGCAATGGATAATGTTCAGACGGACAGACGGAACTGGCGATTGGCTAATTTACGATGTTATGCGTGGTATTGTTACAGGTGGTTCTGATGAAAGATTAGAGCCAAATACATCGGATGCGGCTGCAAGCAGTGTATCGTGTGAAGTTACGGCTACAGGATTTACTGTTACGTCTAATGGAACGTACATGAACGCCTCTGGCGGCAACTACATCTACATAGCCATCCGCAGACCAATGAAGACTCCTGAGTCTGGGACTGAGGTTTTTGCTACAGCGCAAAGAGATACTACCGCTCCTATATTTGAAGGCGGCTTTCCAGTGGATGCTGCAATTATAGCTGACGTTTCTGGAGCGTGGATAAATTCTCCTTCTATGGGAAGTAGGCTTACAGGCACAAGCAGATTGGCAACAAGCAATACAAACGCGCAAGGGGCAGACGGATTATTTATGTGGGACTATATGAACGGATGGGGTGATGGCTCAGGTTCATATCCTGAATTTTACTCGTGGATGTTCAAACGCGCCACAGGCTTCTTTGATGTGGTGGCTTATACTGGTGATGGTGTAGCTACTCAGACACTTAATCATAATCTTGGTGTAACTCCAGATATTATTGTTGTAAAAAAACGCAGTACTAGCGGAAGTCAATGGCCTATTATCATTACACCCACGACTGATACGATGTATTTAAATACCACTCACGCTAGTTTTGGTGCTTTTTATTATATAGATAATCCGACTAGCACTACGTTTGATGTTCAAACAGATGGCTCTTCTCCGCAGTCAAATCAAAGTGGAGAAACTTACACAGCCTACCTCTTCGCTACACTAGCAGGAGTCAGCAAAGTAGGCAGCTACACAGGCACAGCAGCTGACTTAAACGTAGACTGTGGATTCTCGGCAGGTGCTAGATTCATACTTATCAAGCGTACAGACTCTACTGGCGATTGGTATGTCTGGGACAGCGTAAGAGGCATTGTTGCAGGTAACGATCCGTATCTTTTACTAAACTCCTCAGCAGCTCAAGTCACTAACACAGACTACATTGACCCGCTATCCAGTGGGTTTACCGTAACCTCATCTGCTCCTGCTGCGCTTAACGCCAGTGGCGGCACTTACATCTTCTTAGCAATAGCATAGGACCACGACGATGTCATATAGAATTAGAGAAACAGGCGAGTACGTCGCCACATTTAGCGCACTGAAGTCAAAGTTTCCGGGTTCTTTGCGCGTGATTGAAAACAAAGTAACCGCAGCTATGCTTGATGATTTAGGTGTAGATTCGGTTCTCCAAGGCCCACAAGCTACGGGCGGCACGGTCTATCAGTACAGCCAATTTAACGGTGTAGAGCAGGTGGGCGACCAGTGGTTTACTAAGTACATCTTAGGCCCAATCTTCACGGATACTACGGACGAAGACGGCGTAACCACTACCGCTGCCGAGCACCAAGCCGAGTACGAAACTCGTAAGGATGAAGAGCAAGCCGCGTCAGTACGTGAAACCCGCAACCAAAAGCTCAGAGACTGCGACTGGACTCAGATTTCCGATAGCACCGCTGACAAAGAAACATGGGCAACGTACCGACAAGCCCTGCGCGATGTAACAGCGCAAGATGGGTTCCCGTGGACTATCGACTGGCCGGAAGCACCATAAGAGTATGAATAGTGACGCACCTGTTTTTGTTAATGGTACTGGTCAACGGCCAGATACAGTCTTCGGACATGTATTTCTATGACATCAACAGGTGCAACTATTTCGCGAACGCCATTGTTAGGGGGAAAGTAGAACGGACACTTAGTTACGAGCCGAGAGGCGTGGCCCTTGCAGCTTATTGTTTACCACGAAGGGCAGACCCCGAAGCAGTGAGGCCGTACTAATGGACCCGTTGACCATAACAGCCTGTATATCCGGTGCTACCCGTGCCTATAACATGGTAGCCAAGTGCGTAAATGCCGGACGTGAAATAGAGGATACCGCCCAGTACATAGGCAAATTCTTTGATTCTAAAGAGAAAATCTTAGAGATAGAGAAGGAAAACCAGTACGGCCCAAAGTTCCTGCGAGGCTCTTCGGTAGAGGCCCAAGCCTTAGAAATCCAGATGGCGAAGCATAAAACGCAGCAAATGGAAGCGCAGCTTAGGGAAGTCATCGTACTATACGGGCCGGGCGAAGCTTTCTACAACGAGATGATGAAGACACGGCGTACCATACGCCAACAACGTCTTGCCGCTGCCGAAGCTAGGGCTAAGCAAAAGCGGTTACTGATTGACGGAGCTTTGATCCTCCTAATGACGGGAGCGACAATGGGTATAATTTTTTGGATGGTACGTCTAGTGACTAATTAAATAGGTGAAGATATGCCACGCGCAATAGCTAAGAAACCGGTAGCAGCGAAGAGGAAAGCCGCAGTGTCCGATACTACCCCTAAGCGGTTAGACCGTATTGAAGAAAAGCTAGAGGAATCTCGTCTTAATCTAGCTCGCGTGGACGAAAAAATTACCACTATATTTAACCGACAAGGCAGCATTGAAACTGATGTTAAGTCGCTTACTGAGAAGATAGGTAACGGTTTCGTAGAAAAGATTTTCTGGGTTGTGCTTGCTTCGGCTGTGGGCTTTCTAGCTGCTCACGCAGGTGGTGTATGAAACTCGACCCCGTCCTGCTAAACATGGCCTGTAGTTGGGCTATGAAGGCGTACAACGACAAGAACAAAGATGCGATCAAGATCGAGTCTGCCCTGACTTCGACCACTGCGTATGTAGTAAAGCGCAAAACCATCGACATCATAGTGTTCCGTGGCACTCAGCAGGTGGGTGACTGGGCGTTTAATCTATTCCCCGTGCCTGTACCGTATGTTGGTCGGCTTTGTCATGGCGGGTTTGTTGCAGCCCATGCGTCTGTCTGGGACGAAATCGAAGAGCATATAGACTATAATAAGCGCACCCTAATCTGCGGGCATAGTCTGGGTGGGGCGCTAGCCGAACTGACGGCAGCCAAGCTAAACGGCAAACACGACAATCTAAACCTGATTACGTTCGGTAAGCCCAATACATTTTTCAAAGGGTTTAAGAAGCCCTTTACGTTAGACAACCAGATTTCCGTCGTTAATGGCAGCGATTCTGTGGCTAGGGTTCCCCGTTTGTGTTACGGCCCCAGTAAGAGCCAGACCATGCTGTACTTTGCTAACAGCGGAGCGGACTACATAAACCCTAGCAACTACATGCGTAGGCTAGATCGGGGTGTAAAAGACAGGATTGCTGACCATTTTATGGACGGCTACAAAGCAAGACTCGATACGTTCTTAGAGAGACAGAAAGAGGCTAAAAACGATGAAGATTAAAATGCTATTGGTAGGTGTTCTTTGCTTGCTAGCTTCATGTACTACGGTTGAGCAAGTTATTGAAAACAAAGAAGTTTATTGTTCTGGCATGTACAAAGGTGTTCGAGCGGTAGGCCGCAGTGCGTTGAGCC